CATTACTGCACCGCTTCCAGTTCCGCATACGCAAATACATCACTGAGTATGTCGGTGAATATCACGCGCATCAATGTACTGTTTACTGTTGCCCGATCCCCGACCCGGATATCGGTTGTAAGCGCGCCATACAATTTCAGGTCGGCCCGATGTGCGCGCCCGCCGTCGGTGGTGCGCTCCGTGCTGGCCTGCGATACTGGCGCAAGGTAAAACTGCTGCGCCGCCAGGGTGGTATTACCGCGCCTCAATTCCACATCGACCTGCGGTAGTCGCTCAACCACGGCGCGCAGCTTTGCCTTCGTGCGGTCGGTCAGTAGCGGGCGCGTCGTCATCACCAGCTCACCTTGTGGCGGATACTCTGACTACTCGCCCGCGTGCTCTTCGTGCCTGGCTGATCGGCGGCGATGTCAGCGCGCAACCGATTGGCGAGGTCTTTCCAAGCCGCGATCTGCGCGCTGTAATCCACTGATAGACCCGATATCGACACCTCCACCGGCTCCTGACTGGCGAGCGTGATGAGTTGCTCACAGAGTTGCAACGTTGCCACCGTGCGGTCATTGGCCGCTGCCGTGAGCACGGCGTTGATACGCTCGTCACTCAGCCAGGCATTGCTGGTATCGGTATCACCCAGCGCGGCCCGTATCCAGTCGCGATCAGTCGGCAGCGTGTCATCGAACGTTGCAGCCATCTGGCTACTCCTAGCTAATCGTGCTGGTCAGAATGACCACGCGCTCCGGTTCGGTGATGACTGGCAGGCCGTTGGTCACACCGCGCCCGCGCACCTCGTAGGGCCGCTCCGGTGGCGTGTACACATCGATCCAGCGCCCCATCCGCCCGCCGCCCTCGATGGTCGGTGAGATGTGCGTGTAGCCCAGCGCCTCGACAGGCAGCGGCGTGCTTCCATCGCCAATGGTATAGAAATTGTTAGCGCCAGTACTCACCGCGATGACCTTGCCATCGGGGATGAACGACACGACCTCGGTTGCGCCAGGGTTGTCGGTATCGATGACCTCACCTTGACGGGCGTAGGTTTCGAGGCGAATGGTGTCGTCAACATCGGCGCTGAATTGCGCGTCATCTTCTGCCAGACGGCGCAGCGTGACCGAGCCGATCCCGCTGGCCGTGGCCTCCACTGCCTCGGTTGCAACCGCCCTGTTTGCGCTGTTGTAGCGGATAGCATCGGCGGTATTCGGGTTGCAAATAAACCGCACCGCGCCGTACTTGCGCAGCAGCTTGCGGGCATCGCGGGTATCGTCCCAGAACTTGCTAGCGGTACTGTTGTACGCGCTGGTGCCGCTGCGGCTGGTGAGCTTGTTGCTCGCCGGAATGCCGTAATCGACCACCAGATTTTTATTGTTGAACGTCCAGTCAATCGCGCCCGTGCTGAGCGCCTGGCCGCGTAACCATTCCATCGTGTCGAAATGCGCCTGGGCGATGATTTTGTCTGCGAAGTTGAGCACGCTGCCCACCAGATACTCCTGGGTCGGCTCGTTATTGACCATCATCATCATCACGATCTGCTGCATTTCGCGCTGCGCCTGTTCTGACAACAGTACCTCGTTTGCGATTTTGGCGCTCTCCTCCAAAAACGTGCGCAGTTGCATCGCCCCGCCGGGCGGATACGGGCTGTCCATTCCGGCCAGGCCCGCCATGGTGGCGCGGATAATCATATTGTTGATGCGCGCCTCATAGCTGGGCCTCATCATTTCGGGCATCAGCCCCAGCAGCAGGTAATTGCCTGCCACATTGGCCGGGCTGGCGTTAGCAATCTGCCACATTGCGTCAGGCTGTGATCGCCGCAACGTATCAAGCGCGGCTGAGAGATTGAGGATCATCGTTATGCCTCCCGATCATCGCCATAGGTCAGGAAGGCAAAGCCTGTGCCCACCCCGGCGGTCTGTAGTTCGGTTTTGTACGTTGCGCTGATCGTGCCGCCTGACTGCTCAGGCAACAGGTTTTCGTACACCACGCCGCCGATAATGACGCCGTAGCCGCTCAGGCTCGCTGCCTGACTGTCCTCCAGCGCCTCGGTAGCGAGCAGGCCGATAGCTGTTTCGGAGCCGGGACGATTGGCGCGGGGCACGATCAGTCCGCTGCTGAGTTCGGCCATCACGGTGCCTGCCTTGATGGCGCGCTTACCAACGCCGCCGCTGTTCTGGGTGTAGGTTGCCGTGCTCGTGTCGGCAATGCCAAACGGCAGCGGCTCTACGGTGATGCTGGTAGCAGCGGCAGCGGCGGCGGCGGTCAGCTTGGCCTGAATATCGCCGCCGGGAAACGTTGCGGTGCTGGCGTCGTCAATCGATGCGGCCACCTCAACCACGGTCATTGTGGTAACTGCGCTGCTGGTGCCGTCCAGGTCAGCCGCCAGCTTGACCGTCTGCTGATTGCCGCCCGCGCCCGTGCCAAAATCCAGCAGCGTGCCCGACGGGATAAACCCGGTGAACGAGGCAATGGTGATGCTGGTATCGCCTGCGGTAATGGATGCGTCGTTGATGGTGACTGTTGCGGCGTCGTAGCTGCCAAAATCCAGCACCGTGCCCGCTGGCAGCGCCACTGGCAGCGCAGCCACGCCAACTGTGGTATCTCCCGCCTCGGCGCTGGCGTCGTCAATCGTGATCGTGTAGTCGGTGCCCGGCGCGTAGCTCAGTGGCACCAGGCTCCAGTCAATTTGCCGCCCCGTATTGCGCGTGATCGAATGCGGATCGGCAACAAACTGCGGCAGCGAAATGTTATATGATGTGTATCCCATCATTGCTCCTTTTTGCCATAGGCGCGCTCAAAATAGCTGCCCACGTAGTTACTGGATGGCTGCCCGCCGTTGCCTTGCTGGCGGGGATAGGTGACGCCCTGCGTCTGTTGCTGTGGCTGGCCCGGCTGACCTGCCTGTAATGCCGGAAGAAAGTCAGCCCAGTGTTCTGCGGCGTAGTCAGCGAGCGGAGTGGCTTGCTGCTGCTGCCCTTCGCCCGTGACCACATACGGCACCCTGGCCGTTTGACCGTCAACCTGCTGCTCGCGCAGTTCCAATGTCAGGCCGTCTGCGAGCTTTTGCAGCACACCTGGTTTGTAACCTGCGACCTCGGCCACTGTCCGCACCTGCTCGGCGCGGCGCAACCCGGCAAGCTCGTTCTGGGCCTGTTCGGCGGCGGTCAGGCGCTGCTGCACCTCTGCCGGGTTGCCAAGCTGGCTATAGGTCTGCCACGCCTGGGCCTGGTCGCCCGTGAGCACCACCGCGCCTTCCCCTGGAACACGTTGCTCAAGCTCACGAATACGCTGGCGGTGCTCGCGGTTTTCGTTAAAGAGCAGCGTTGCCGCCGCTCCCTCGCCGCCCTGGCGCTGGATCAGGTTGTTAAGCGCCTGCTGCCAGTCGTGCCCGCCCGTGCCACCCCCCTGGGGCTGTGGCTGTTGCTGCTGCGAGTTCTGGCTGTTCTGACTGTTCTGTTCCTCTGACATCAGTCACGCTCCTTGTCGTGGTTTAATCCTGCCAGTGTCATCATCGCCAGAAACACGGGGCACGTCGTCCGATTGGCCTCCTCGTAGCGAATCCATTGACAGTACGATCCGGCCTCACCGCGTGAGCCATCGCCGGGTGCATCGTGTTGCGCCATTCCAGTCACATCAACAGCAAAGAGATGGCCCAAGATGTCGGCAAACTTAACCAGATCAAACTTGCCAAGGGGTTGTAACTGTTCTATCGCAACGCTATATCCGGCCTCCTCGGCAAGCTCACGCCGCGCCGTCTCGCGCGGGTCAGCATCAGGGGCATGTTGTCCGGTGATACTCGTTTGTTCCCGATATGGGCTGTGGGCAGGGCAAACCTCAAAGCGTGCCAGCAACTCAAGCCCGCTGGCACTGTAGCGATAGGGCAGTACATACACCACAGCATTGTGTGTGTGCACATAGGTATACCAGCCCTCACACTGCCGCACTTGCAACCAGGGACTATCAAAGAGTATGGAAAACTCTAAGGACATTTGTGTTTCATCTGGTAAGTAATCGCGTTCTTCGGACATATCACGCTCCTTGTCGTGTAGATATAAAAAATCGGCACCCGCTCCCCCTGGGAAACAGATGCCGATGGGCTGGTTCCGATGGGCAGTCGTGTATTTAATTCTAACCTAAGTATAGCATACCAGTCGCGTATCAGGCAATACGTTGCCGCTCCTGCTCCTGTTCGGTTTGGGCGATCCAGGGCATCGAGCATGCGCAGCGCCCCCGACAACAGACGGCGCAGGTTTTTCAGAGTTGTCAGGTCAATGTACATTACGCCCCCTCCAGCGCCCGCACAGGCGTCACTTGTAACGACCTGCCCCATGTCGGGTCTTCGGTCACCGTGGCAAACTGCCCAAACTCCGCCCGCCCGGCCTGCCAGAGGTCGTAGCGCTGCGGCCCGAGTTGCGCCCGCTGGGCGGCGGCGGACTGGCGCTCAAACCATTCCCGCGCCGTTTCGCGCGGGATGCGCTCGCCATCAATGACCGGGATCAGCGTGCCGCGCCCGTTCGGGTGGTCAAAGAACGGCTCATTCAGTTCATACAGCGTGCCATCGGCGGCAAGACAGGCGGGACAGGTGCGCCTGTCTTGCGACTCTAATCGCTCATAGGCGCTCACCACACCGCTCTCCTCATACGATTGCCTGGTGCCCTCACGGTAGCTGCGCAGCGTTTCCGTGCGGGCGATGGTTTGACAGCGCGTGAGGCTGGCCCCGCTGGCCTGCTGCATCTGGCGGGCGATGACGCGCGGGTTACTGCCCCGAGCGATGCCGTTCACCAGTTCGCGGGTCATCCCGTCGGCGGCGTCCGGCCATGTGTCGCTCAACAGCCGCGCCAGCGGGCTGCCATCAGCGGCAAAGCCGATACTTGCCTCAACCGCCTGCACATTGAGCGAACTGAGCGAGATGCCCGGCGCGCCAATACTGAGCACCTCGGTCGTGTTGAACAATGCCAGTTGCGCATAGCTCGCCTGGGTCGCCGCCAGCGTGGGCGCGGTGGCCTGCGCGTACGCGGCCACCTGCGCCTGTGTCTGCTGCAACAGTTGTTGATAACGCTCCAATTGCGCCAGACGGGACGGGGAAACGGTTGTCCAGCCGCGCTGGCGAATGTCAGCAATGAGCGCGTCAATGGTGCCCTGCAACGCTTGCTCCACCTGCTGCCAGCGCTCGGCCATCTGCATGAGCGTGGCCGTATCGCGCTGCAACAACGCGGCGCGGTGGCGGGCTATCAACTGGTCAAGCTCGGCGGTGGTCATCCCTGCTATCCGAGCCGATTGAGAAGTTGTGTGATATTCGCTGCCGCGGTATCCGTCGCAGCGCCCGCTACGAGGTTATAGACCGTCTCGCCCTGGCCCGTCGCCACCCCGAACTCGGTCTCCAGGCGGCTGTAGTCGGTGCCGTCGATCATGGTGTCCATCACGTCCTTCAGTCGGTGCAGGCGCTCGTCAAACTGCTCACCGTATACGACCGTCTGCCGCAAATCCGCGCCGAGGCGCTTCGATATGTCTACGTTGATATAGGTCACTGCCATAATTCAATTTCTCCTTATCAACTAAAGTGGATAATCCCGGCCTTTTTCAGCAGCCCACAGGTTCAAAAACTGAGCATTAGTAATTTCAACGAGGAAACCGCGATACCGAATAGGTGTGCTGTCCACGGTTTCTGGCCCCGTCCAAGTGATATGCTCTTCAATATGAGCCATTTTTTCCTGTTTGTTTTCTGTGTGACCTAACCGATAATAGCATTCCAGTCCGTCTGATAATGGCATTACTTTACCCTTTCTTAACTAAATGGATAACTTAATCCTGAGCCGCCGTTCCACAGATCATCACGCTCGCCACCCGTCAGTACACGATCCCATTTTCCTGGCTCGTCTATACGCCCGAAGAATGGGTTTGTTCCCACATCTGTTGCGCCAATTGAAAACGACGCAGAACCCGCAAGGGGTGTAAACATAGCGCCAGATTGAACAGGTGTACCATTGTTTAACTGTACATAGGATCGCTGTGCTGTCGGGTCGTACCACGCGATTACGTGATACCACGAACCGGTTGTAATGCCAGATATTGATATTAACTGATTACTGCCATCGTTGAGGTAAAATTCCAGGTCGGAGTTATTTAATCGCAGCAGATACCCCGGCGACCACTTGTTGATAATCGTGTGTCTACCTGTAATTCCTGTCGGATAAAACCACACCGAGATGGTAAACCCGTTCACAGGATCGAGGCGCAACGCGGGGTCGTCGCCGTGCGATAGGTAACTTCCACCACTAAACTCCGCACTCCCCGCGCCGAGTTTTGGCGTGCCCACCGTGACACTACCGTTATTGGTCAGGTCGTTGCTACCGACGCTGTCTGACCATGTGAGATCGTCGAGCTTCCAGTAGGCTGGAAGTCCGGTGAGCAGGGGCGATGATGAACTGCCGCCAGTATCACGCTGGCGCAGCACGCCCATACTGTTTGTGCGACGTTGCACGCCGTATGCTGGCAGGCCGCGCACGCTAAAATACCTCCAGGTCAACCACGACCGATGCTGTTGTGCTGCGCAGTCGCACGGTGCGGCCTGTGCCTGCCTCCAGGAGCCTGACCTCCCACTGATCGGCCTTCGCAATGCCGCCCACCGCCAGCGCAGACGCTGCAATGGTCGTAGCGCTGCTCGTTGCCACCGCCGCGGGGTCTTCGCCAATCGCAAAGCGGATCGCGTTGCTCCGTGGGTACAGTCGCACTCCCCGCGCCGTGTCAGGGATCGTGACCGTCGTGACCGTGCCCGGCGTGCCGCTCAACGTGATCTCGATGCTAGCGAGCGCGCCCTGGCGGGCGTCGGCATTCAGTGCCGCGCCAATGGTGTAGAGCGGTGTCGTGCCGTCTATGGTCTCACCGCTATCGGTGAGCTTGACGGGCAGTTCGTAGCTCGTGCTGCGCCCGACAATGTAAAAACTATCCGCCATCCTCCATTCCTCCATTGCGATCAAATTGTAACATTGCCTCGCCCAGGCTCATCCGGGCCTGTTCGCGCTCCTGCTCCTGCTCCTGCTCGATCTGCTGCTGCTCACTATCCAGGTCGTCAATGCCCAGGCGCGCCATTGCTGTGCGGCGGCTCATCAGGCGCGCCCCGACCACGTCCACCAGGGCGCGCATGTCGGCCTCGCTGATCGGCCCCGCGTCAATCTGACAGGTGGTCGAGGCGCGCAACCCGGTGAAGCGCTGCGGCTCGCCCGCGAACGTTGCCGCCAGATTGAGCGTGGTTTCCAGTAGCCAGCGTAGCGCCTCCTCAATTTCGGTGGCGGTGTCTTGCAGGCTCAGCACAAAATCAAACAGCGCTTGCCGTCGGCTCTCGCCCGACGGGGCCGCGTCGCCACTCAGCAGCGCGTGCAACTGGCGCGTCTCTTCCAGGATGCCGCGATAGGCGCTACGAGACGTGTCCTCGAACGTAGTGACGGGCACCGGATCACGATACTGAACGCTGGGCGTCGTGTACCCCGTCACGTTGCCCGCCTCGTCAAACACTGGCACACCGACCGCGTAATTGGTGGTGCCGGGGCCGATGACCGGCTGCTCAGCGGTGAAGGTCTCCTGCCCGGTGCTGTCGTCTCGGCTCCACGTCCCCGGCATCTGGGCATTGAGAAACACGCGCTCCAGGAAGCCGCCGACGACCACATTGCGCGCCAGCATCGTGCGTGCCAGGTTGAGCAACTTCTGCTGCTGCCTGACCTGCTCACCAATCAGCGGCTCGGCTTCCATCTCGTACAGCAGCAGCCCGCCGTCCAGGGGGAGTCGGGTGTCGGCCTCGGTGCTACCCTGGAGCACCCGCAGCACGGTCTGCCCGTCATCGTCAATGTAAGTGAGTTCGGTAACTTGTGTCTGCTGCTGCCCGGCCAGGTCAACAGGCGTGTACTGATACACGCCGCCGTCGGCCATTGTGCTGGTGTCGGTAAACACCGTCGCCTGTGCTGGCGACAGCGCCTCGCACCAGACATACCAGACCGCATCAGGCAGCGGCGTGGTGGGAACGTCGCCCGTTTCATCGTCTCGATTGGCGTCCGGCACAAACAGCCGCAACGGGCCGCGCCCACTGAGCAACAGGTTAACAACCGCTTCGCTGATGATCTGATGGATACCGCGCCAGTCCCACCACTCCCGGAGCAGCGCCTCGGCCTCCTGGATTAACGCCTGCTCCTCAGTCGTCGGCTCCTCGCCGTCTGCCAGTGCGCGCCGCACTGAGAGCGACCAGCGCGGCTCGTGGCCGATCACGCCCGCCAGATGGCGCAGCACCGTTTCGCGGATCGCGTTTTTACTGACAAAGCCGCGCCGGATTTGCGCGATGATCTGGGCAGCCTCGGCGCTCGCTTCGGTCGGCATCGGGCCAATCCAGCCCGCGCCCGCCTGCCAGTGGTCGCCGTCGTAATAGCGACGGTTGGCCGTCATTCCCTCGGTGACTATGATGTGGTTCGCGGCCTGACTGGCACTGAGGTCGGCGAAGGTGGTCATAATGTGAGGCCCCCTGTGCTGGTGTAGCGGCGCTGACCCGCCGGATGCGTTTGAAGGTGATTGAACGCGCCCGACAGCGCGTCTACCTGATCATCATGCGCGCCGTTCGGGAACGCACAGAGTTCGTTCAAAAAGTCGGCATTCCAGGCAGCGGCAACCAGTTTGATATTGCGGCCTTCTGCCTGGCTACTCACAGGCTGGGCGCGGCTGAGCTTGCTGCCCGTTACTTTTTCAACGTGGACATTGTAGCCCGCCAGCATACGCACAGCAGCCTGCGCGCTATCCACGCCGCTGCTGCCCGGTTCTTGCTCCAACCACACCGCAACACCATGCCCATCCATCGCGGCAGTCTGCCGGATAATCGTATCGCGTTCGCCCGGCGACCACTGGCCGCGTATCACGTCCTCGACATAGTAGACATCGTGTACACGGCACAGCCGCAGCCCGACCGTGTAATCGCCCCCGTCGGGCGTCGCCGCTTTATCCCAATAGCGCACGCGCCGCCCGTCGGGTGCCTGCCGCACCACATCGAACCATTGGCGTTTGAATAGCCCGCCCTCATAGGATACATCCCAATCGCCGCGCTCCAATTGCGCCCGCGTGACGTGGTCAAGCTGCGCCAGCGCCTTGCGATATTCTTCCTGATCGAGGTACGGGTTGTCCTCCAGCCTGGCGGGCACAAACACGCGCTGCGGGTCGTTGTTGACGACAAACCGCTGTTTGACCCACTCGTGGCCGATGCCGCCAGGGTTGGACGCGGCGCGCATCCTGATCGGCACGTCCATGGTTTTCAGACGGCGCAATCGAGAGAGGAGATAACGATACTGATGTTCGGGGAACTGCGTGAGCTCATCAAACCCAATGTACTGGAATTCAGCACCCTGATAGCGCAGGTGATCGCGCTGATTTTCCAGGTATCCGAACGTCAGTGTTGCCCCCGACGGGAACGTCCAGGTTTTCGTTTTGTCGCTCCAGGTTGCATCGGTAGCATGCAGCCATTCAAGCGCCCTGTCCATCAAAGCACCAGGGAGAGACAGATCGGCATACGTTTTGCGCAGCAGCAGCGCGGCATAGCCTGAGACGTGAACGTGTTGCAGCGCGCCCATCAGCAGGGCCGACGACTTCCCGCCTCCGGCACTCCCGCCGTACAACGCTTCCTCGCATTCCAGGTCAAGAAAACACTGCTGCGGCTCGGTAGGCGTTTGCGGGGTGTAGGTTTCACCCGTCGCCTGATCTGTTGTGCTGACTGTTGATGAGTGCCGCCAAAACGTCTGGCGGGAAGAGTTTTGCCAGAAGTTCCAAGCCTTTGATGGCATCGTCATAGCGTTCAGGCTCCAATTGATCAAGAGATTCGTATACCTTGCGTGCGTGCTTGCGCATTGCGCCTACATAAAACGTAGCAGCCTGCTCCCCCTCCTGAAGTAGATTTGCCACATCCCAGGCAGTTGCACGCTCTCTCCAATTGTATGCGGTGCTATCGTCTGTCCAGACACCTGTAGGTGCTTGCGATTTATTGCGGTTTTTTGCAGGCTGGTCTGCCTGATGTGTTTCATAGGCTTTTTGGAGTGTGCGTAGTGGCCCCAGGTTACGGTACGACAAAAACCGCACATACGCTGCGTTGCTCTCATTGTCAAGTTGTTCCCACGGTTTGCGTGCCACACCTGTTCACCTGCTATGCTGCAAAATCACGGCCCCATGTCCACATCTCAAGATGATAGTGCAACGCATCGCAAGAAAGACGCTGGTTATGCAACTCTTGAAACCATTCAACAAACTTATAGTCAAATTTAAATGTACCGCGAGCACTACCAACAGCAGGAACGCGCACCCGCTTTACGCACTCGTGAAGCATTTTCTCAGCACGTACCCGGTCATCGGTGATAATGTAAAGGGGATCTTCGTCCCAAAACGGGATGCCCTGGCACGACTTCGCACCGTTGTAGTCTTTGTCTTTCATCCGGTCGGATGGATGACGATACGACTGGCCTATCGCCATACGGTCATTCTTGCGGTCGCACGTCACATACACAAACCCGGCTTCAGGCGTGAACTGCTGCGGTGTGGGTTCCGGCAACATCTGTGCAGGCTGTTGTACGGAATGAATGTTTTGCACCAGCGTTTTAATTTCATCAAGGCGGGCGAACAATTCCCGCTGCACCTCAATCGAGCGCTCTTCAGATTGCCCACTGAAAGCGCGTGCCAACACACGGTAGCACTCTCGCTTATAGGCAATCAACTTCTCTCGCAGTTCAGGCTTGACGCGGTTCTCCTCAATGCCAAAGAGCCAGCCATTGATATATTCTGCTGGCAGACAAAGGGCTTCGCGCTGCTTGCCGTCTTTTGCCTCAACTGTTATCGTTACGATAACAGTTGAAAGTACAGCATCTCGTTCTATGCGTTGCCATTGAGGTGCCCAAGCAACCCCCAGGCACTCACACATATACTTGACCGGGCTATACACCTGCTCGCCCACCTGTACCGCTGTCAACTCATCACCATAGAAGTTAACGGTGCGTTGTGCGAGCGGGTAGACGGTTTCAGTGTGATATTCCTGTTCTTGCTGCGGTACATTATCCACCTGCTGCTGCTGCGTTTTCTGGGCGGCGAGCCTTGCCCTGTATTCCCGCCCAGAGGCCGTATTGCATGAACGGCAATACGGCTGCAACCCATCGCGTGCCGACTTATGCGGCCCGAACTCCGATAGAGGCCGCATCGGGTCGCGGCCTTCTTTTTCGCAACGAGGGCATTTTTTCTTCGTTTCTTGTGCTACACTAGACATGACTTGGTGCTCCATTCACCGAGTTGCAAACGCTTGCTTGTGGTGGTTTTTCAGTGCCGCCACAGGCAAGCGACAAAGAACGCTACCACAAGCATAGCACAAACGCTCATGCACTTGCAAGCACCCACTACCCCACCCCATACTCATCTACTGGCACTGGTCGCCACGCCTCACGCGGCTCCATCCGAAACTCGACTATCACAATCAGCCGGGCAATAATGCGCGCCAGAGCGAACCCAACACGCGACGGCAAATAGGCGGCAAGCCAGACGGCAGCGTGAAACGCCCATAATCGCCGGGCGCGGTATTCGATGTCAAGTGGTTCGGTCACCCTTTAACCTTTCTGCCCACGCAACCAGCTTGTCAGCATAGGCCGGATCGGTAGCCCAGGTGCCCGTCAGCCCGGCCAGGGTTGGCGCGCTCCCCCAGAGACGACTCGGCAGGGCACGATAGCTGATCGCAATCTTCACCAGCGCCGCCTGCTCTGGCGTGTAGTCATCTGGCCCGATGGCATACACAACAAGCCGCCCGACGTGTGCCGGTATCGCGTGGCGTGCCCAGGTCGGAAACGAAAGCCCCGCGCCCGGTTCACCTGTCACGCCGATGCCCGCCGGGTTGCGCCGAGGGCGCGCGGCCCACCGGCTCGTAAGGTTGCCGGTTTCGTGGCACATCTGCGCCACGGCAATGAGCGGGTCAACGCCTGCGGTGGCGCATACCTGCATGTAGGCCGGGACGATGAATAGCTCGATGTCTCGCCGGGTGTATTCGCCCGTCGGGTTACTGCAAATAGCCTTGACAAGCGTCGCCTCGTCCACACGCGGGTCGTGGATGATGGCACTGTCAGGCGTGATGGCATCAACCGGCGGGATTATAGGCACGGGTTTTGCGGACAGTGCCTCGATGTCCAGGAGATTGACGAACCCGGTGCCATTGGCTATCCACGCCCGGTAAACGCCTGGCACGAGCGCGCCAATCTCAACCACCGTCCCGGCAGGCAGTCTCATTGCAATACCCCGGCTGCCGTCGGGAGCCTGGTGGACATCAGTCAGAGTCTGCGTGCGATACGGGTGTGGCGGCTTGAACCACACCGTCGGCGGCTCCTTGCGATACTCACGCAGGCGGCGCTTGAGGTGCGGGCCAGGACAGGCACTTTTGCTCCATTCAAAATGGCCTTTGACGGCTTTACGCCCGCCCATTCCGAACTTGCTTATTAGCGCGTCGCTCAGCGCCTCGAATGCCGCCCACTGCGCGGAGGTTGGCTGCTGATTTCCCCCCAGCGGGAAATGCACGGCGATGCTGTGCGCGTTGCCTTTCGCGTGCGCGCAATGCCAGAGGATGGTATCCAGGTCGCGAAGCTGGAAGACCGTCCCGTCGGGAATAATGGCGTAGTGGTAGCAGATGCCGTCTGCGCGCCATGTTTTCCAGCGGTTGGTGACATCCCGGTGGTAGCGCGATATTTCACGCAAGTGTGCGATCCACTGTTCGCGGCTCAACTCTTGACCGATAGGCGGGCCGTTGTAATGCGCCGTAACACTGGTCTTGACTGGCTCGCTACCAATGCGCCAGTTTGCAGTAAGCAGTCGCCCCCGAATGTCCTGCACACGGTCAAGCATCGGTCGCCTCCCACTGGGTCATGAGTTCGTGCATTCGGGTGAGCGCGGCCTCGTGGCCGGGTAGGTCGGTGAGCGGCGCATACTCCGCGGCGATGTGATGCAACGTCAGGTGACCGTCAAATTTATGACGCATCCATCGCAGGAAATCGATTAGTCCTGCATTCCAGGACGGGTACATCGCAAGCTGGAAAACAGCATGGTAACCGATACTGTTTTCCAGGATGTGCGCATCGGGCAGGAGCGCCCAATTGCGCGTGTCTCTGGCGCGCTGGTGCGTGCCGTAGTCGCTCAGCACGGCGAACAACGCCAGCGCGAACGCAGGGTCGATGCCTGCACGAACGCAGCTCTGATAGCAAACGTCCGACTCAGGCAGTGCCGGGCTTTGCGCCTGCGAGAGCACCGAGAAAAACAACGAGGATGGAATACGCACGCGCTGCAAGTTCACAAGCGCTCCTGTGGTGGTGGTGTCTTGCGCGCAGCTTTGTGTGCTTCGGTCATCCCGACCGCGCCGCCGCCGCTCAGGATGCCAGCGAGCACGCCGACCACCAGTGCGTGCATGGTCATGCCAAACAATGCCATTGACGCCAGCAGCGCCAGTAGCACACCGATACCGATAGCAACCAGGGGCAGCATCCGCGATGGCACTACACGCGCCGCCTTGACTGCATCGGTGGCAATTTTGGCAATGGTGGCGATGCCCGCAGCCAATGCCATTGCACTGAGTAACAAGGTGTCAAGTTCCGGGGTCGGTGTCATCCTCCTCGCCTCCCAGATATCTCCCATATTCGTCCCGTTTTGCGGGATCGCCGAGCAACTTCGTGTCAATGGTATCAAGAGCCAGGTCGTCTATCACACCATCACGCTGCTGGTATAACTCTACTCTTTGCCGCAGTGTATAATTTTGCTCTCGTAAAAATTCGGTTGCGGCGCTCTGGTTCTGAACAATGGTGCGCTGGTCGCGGATCTGACTTCTCATCAGATCAATCGATTGACGATTGCTTTCCAGTTCATTCAGGGCACCCTGGAGTTTTGTTTCCTGGTCAGCCGCTACACGTTGCGCGGCATCCAACGTGCGCTTGCAGTCTCGGAAATCGTACTGCAATGTATCGAACTTATCCGAT